GAACTATCTTTTTTAGACCATTCAGACCACTCAGACCACTCAAAAAATTAGGGGCAAAGAGTTGATGGAATGGGGGCAGTTAAAAATCTGGGTTAGAGAAATCCAGACCCACTCAGACCCACTCAGCCCACTCACATGGTAACAGGAGATTGACATGGACTTTTACGACGATCTGACAGAAAAGAATGCGGTAGAATGGTACGGTAATCTTCCGGAACATTTGCGTAAAACAATCGATGGAAGATTGGCCAAGTATAAAGGCGGGGAAGATTGCACACGGGGAGACGATCCTGACATGTGGGATAAGGTTGTTAAGAAGTTGGGACAACGTCCTGCCAAGCTTCCCGTTAACAACAGCATTGAAGGCAATACTCCGGAAGAGATAAAGCAATTCGATCAACGTAAGAAATGGGTAAGTTTGTATAATGACATGCTGCTTATTAAATGCGTATTGGAGATTGGTCCAGTATTGCAAAAAGAGCGCAAGGTGCTCAGTGCAGCACTGAACTTGAAAGACGATTTGCCAGACCAAGCAGACGGACTGGATATTACCCAAGCGGCCACTGTGCGCTGGCTACAAATGACGGGAGAGACTCCGCTGGAGTTTCTAGCCAACACATACCGTGATGGTAATAACCGAGTCGGCGATCGTATTCAAGCCGCACGAGCCTTGTTAGATTATGTTCATCGTAAAGTGCCGGCACAAGTGGATATCAAGAAAGTGGATGAAGACGATATCAAGAAGCAAGCAGAGACAGTACAGCAGGTCGGAGAATATCTGGCTAGGATGCAGGCTATTACCAAGATGAAAATTGTTAAATAAGTGGCTAAACAACCTCTTGCTCCGCCCCCAGCGGCGCTTATACAGAGAGTAAAAGAACTTACTCCTGAATGGGTAAAGCTGCTGGACTGGCGAATGGAATGGTTAGAAAAAGCGCACCATTACCAAGTACCGCCACAAGATCTAAGTTGGGACATTTGGATGCTTATGGCCGGACGGGGAGCCGGTAAGACGGCCTGTGCTTCCAATGAAGTGGGTTGGATTAATCTGGTCAGCCCTAACAACCGCTGGCTGGTCACCGCCCCCACGAGCGGAGACATACGGGATACATGCTTTGAAGGAGACTCCGGTCTGCTTAATACTATCCCTGGCAAGTTCATCAAGCAGTATAACAAGTCATTGCATGAACTGATACTGACTACGGGAGCGCTAATCAAAGGTATCCCGGCATCAGAGCCAGAGCGGTATCGTGGTCCGCAGTGGCATGGGGCATGGTATGATGAGCTGGCGGCGATGGAGTATGCCAAGTCCGCATGGGATCTATCGCAGATGTCCATTCGTCTAGGACAGCGTACTCGCACCATAATAACCACTACTCCCAAGCCTCTCCCTATCCTGCGGGATCTCATAGCACGAGAAGGATCAGGAGTAGTAGTATCCCGAGCATCGTCTTACGATAATCTTCAAAACCTCTCGTCTAACTTCCGTGACCAGCTTATCCGCTTTGAAGGTACAGAACTAGGCCGTCAGGAAATCCACGGCGAGCTGATAGACTTGGCAGAGGCGGGAGTACTTAAGAAGTCTTGGTTTAAGATATTTCCCTCTGACGAAGATCTCCCTCACTTTATCACAGTGTTGGTCAGTATGGACACGGCGATGACAGAAAGCACATCTGCCGACCGCACAGCATGCACCGTATGGGGTATCTTCCGTAAGAATGGCACCACCAATGCTATGCTGCTGGATGCCTGGGCAGACCGCATTGCTTTCCCTGACTTGCGCCTACGCGCTAAAGAGGCATGGACGGCTCCCTACGATGGGGTACGACCATCTGTGTTCTTACTAGAAGACAAAGGCTCCGGCATTTCGCTGAGGCAAGACTTGCAACGCGAGCGCATACCTGTTACTCCGTACAACCCCGGACGGGCAGACAAGATGCAGCGTGCTAATCTGGTATCTCCTTTGCTTAAAGATGGATTCATCTGGATACCGGAGAGCAAAAAGGTCAAAGGAAAGCCGATGTCTTGGGCTACTGAGATGATGGAAGAGCTCAGCATGTTTCCCAACGACGAGCATGACGACTATGTGGACAGTTGCACTCAAGCTTGGTATTACTTACACAACATCGGATACTTACGTTCTAATTTGGATGTGGAAGTACAAGAGGATATCCGTGTAGTTAACAACAGGCCTAAGATTAATCCGTATGCGGCATAATGGGTGGCATTCCATTTTTCTTTTTCTAGTTATGGGCTATAATTTTGTGCATGAACATTTGGTAGCTTGGATGCGCTATGCCATCATTTGAACCAGTTATGCGTCTATTGCGCGGAATACGAGATCCTGTGATAGAACACATAGGGCCGTTAGAACAACTGGTCGGCATCCGTGGGGCAGTTCCCAATAAAATGATAAATACTATGAAGGGCGCTACGTGGTGGACTGACAATCCTTATGTTGCTAACAGTTACGTTTGGCGTCACGGTGGTGCTAATTCTGTGCTTATACCCGCAGACCTAGTACAAAAACCCGAAATAGTTCTAGATGCCGGTGGGATGCCGTGGAGAGACTTTTTCAGTACAGGTAAAGGTGCTCGTCAATTCAAGCAGGGTATGCGTGATCCGGATGTAAAGTCAATTCTGGTAAATAATATTGTTGATCCCGGTGGCCAATGGTGGGATGAAGTGCCAAACTTTATGAGCGATTCTGCAAATAAAGGTATGAGCTTGATCGATTTGATGGATAAATACTACTTGGGAAACAACGTGCTAGTTAAAGATCCGAGCGTGTTGCGTTATATCAGTAAAGAACCTGCCAATTACGCACGTGGCGGATTAGCGAGGTATTAGCATGGCAAATATTATAAAACTCCTTAAGACCATGGCAGCAAGGGCTTCTACTCAAACTGTACCGGAAAGTTTGAAGCAGAGTATGAATGCTTATCGCGTAGCGGATATGATGGCTCAGGCAAATAAAGGTTCTGTTCGCCCTAAGATGGCAGACTTCCTTACTGAGACGTTAACTCCAGAGCAAAGAATTAAGGCTCTTGAGGAATTTGGCTGGGATACTTCTCGTCCTTTGTTCTTTGTTAAGCGAGATAGGCCGGGTTTTTATGGTAATGAAATGTTACCTTTGGAGCCATCTCCTGACCTTGCTATGATTAATGATCTAGACTCTTCTTCCCGACGAGTGGTGATGAGTTTTGATAATATGACTCCATCGGAAGTGCGAAATAGCTACGCAGGTAGACGTCTTTACGATGAAAACAAACGGAAAACTAGAGATCCTAAAGCGTATGCTGAAAGTATAAAGAACTACAAGGAAGCTATGAAATCAGGGGAGATAAACCCAGAATACCTAACCGATTTAACATTCAGGGAAGAGTTTCCAGCCATATATCCTGTTTACGCTCGCAAAGGTGAAGTGAATTTTGAAGATGGATGGAGCCAAAATAAGAGTTTGAAAGACTTGATGTCCGTGTATGGTTATCCGGGTGAAGAAGGTAAATTCGCCAAAGGCGGAAAAGTTTCTTTACAAGACCGACCGGAGACCGATAGGGTGTCCGCCCTAAATGTGATAGCCCAAGAGCTACCTAAATGGTGGCGAGATCCCGGCACAGAAGAACTTCGTAATATAGTTGAAATGGTAGTGCCGCAGACGCCTTCCGATCTGGCATTGACGCTTATGGGTGGGCCGGGAGGTAAGGCACTTAAATCGGCTCTGGGCACTGCTGCCGCTGTTACCTATAGTCCTGAGTCTGAAGCAGGAACAGGCAGTACGCTGAGTAAGATGCTTAGGCATTCACCTGAAGCATTCAACTGGCTAAAAACCAAACTAGGTTTGGCTCCTGAAGAAGCTGCCGCGCTGCGCAGTTATGTAGCCAATCCCACACCATTTCAGCCTATCCGTGTTCCTTTTCAAGTAGCAGCTATAGAAAATGCGGTAGCTACCAAGGCGCTAACCCCGGAACAGGCACGCAACATTACGCAAACCAGAGAAGCACTTAACCGTGCATTAGATAAAAAGATCGATCTTCCTGCTCCTATTTTCCGGGGGCTACACGATTACGACCTGCCTATTGAAAAGGGCGAGGTGGTTGGTGGGTACCATCCTGCTTCGTTTACGTACAATAAGTATGTGCTGCCTTTCTTTACACGGGCCGGGGAAGATACCAATGCTTTCTTGCAGATCCCATCAGGAGAAGTCAAAGGTATTGTAATGCCAGAAGAGTTTTACCATAATCTTCACGGCGACGAAGGAGAAGTGTTGCTTCATCCGGGTAACAGATTTAACGCTTTAAACATAGAAAAAGTTCCTGAAGGTCGTATCGTTACTTTGGATCCCAGAGAAGCTAAAGGTACCTTCGAAGTTAGTGCCTGGAAAGACGGCGGGGAAGTAAAAGGATATGCCGCAGGTGGCTTAGCCCGTAGATTTGCTAAGTATTTTGGCGAGGGGATGCCCAAGAATTTGCAAGGAACGCAAATTATCAAAGAGCCGGGTGGCAACTGGTTATCTGGGAGTGTAGAAAAAGCCGTGCAGCCGTTGAAGCGTCCTGAGCGAGCCATGCAGGGCGGCAATGAAATCACGCTCGAACAGGCTCTTAACTGGCCCGGCTTGGCTCCGGGGGCGAAGCGAGATTTGGCCATCAACACTTGGCTCGACCAAAAGCTTACCAAGTACATCAAGAACGAAATGGCAACCGAAAAGGATCCGGTTCGCAAACTGGCAGAAGAAGGAATACTTCATTATACACCAGAAGGACCATTTAGTACAGTTACATCTTACAGAGCTAAATCTGGATACCCAATAGAAGGTGTAGCTAAGTCTGATTTGGCTAAACATTGGGAAGCGGTAGCGGATAGTAATCTTTCGTCGCCGGATAAAGCAGGAGACCTTATAAATCCTGACTATTATTTAACCGGGTTTAAAAATTTGGCGGAACAACGATTAGCCGCTGATCCATGGTTATCTAAGGTTCCTCCAGACACCGTGGTTCATAGTTATCGTCCCTTAGAAAATCCGGGATTCAGCCACCTAGTCGACGAACTTTCCAACGCGCTCAATCCCGCGTCCGGCCTACCAGAGCATTTGCTCATTTCTCCGGACAAACTAAGCAAAGTAAGCATGGAGGATGCAGTCCGCCGAGTTTACGATATCAACAAATGGCGTGCTGAACAAAAGGTGGCTGCAGACTTGGCTCGTGCTAACAACGCGGCCACAGTGCTACACAAAGAGTATCCAGAGGCGGGTTACAAGTGGGTGGAGCTAAAAGCTCCTACAGTCAATTCCTTGGAAGATTTGCCAGAAGGTTGGAAATTGACTTCTCATGACCGAGGAGGTCAAATAGATCCTATTCTGTACGCGATAACGCGTGAAGGTCGGGCTCATCCGGAAGCAGCGGGTAGGCACGCAAACACGCCTGAAATAGCTTTTGAAAATTTCCGATCTGGGTATGGGAAGCCTGAACTAGAAGACGCTCTCAAGTACGAAGGCGACGTCATGGGCCACTGTGTTGGTGGGTACTGCGACGACGTGCGGGAAGGTCGCTCCCGCATCTTCTCTTTGCGAGACAAGAAGGGAGAGCCGCATGTGACGATTGAGACGCAGCCTGCCGGTACATCTAAAATGGCCGAGTGGGACGAGGAGCCGCTACGTCGGGCTGCAGAAGAAAGAGCTTGGGAGATAAAGGATTCTGGGGATACCAGAGATATCTCTGATATATATGATGCTGTGTACGGAGAGCTGAAACCAGAATTTTCCACGGGTTATAGCCCTACGGATCGTATCCTCCAAATCAAAGGCAAACAGAACCGCGCTCCCAACCCTGAGTACCTACCCTACGTGCAGGACTTCGTGAAGTCTGGACAGTGGTCGGATGTGGGAGATATTGGTAATGCAGGCATGATGCCTATTATCAATATTTACGACAACGCTGAAATAAACCTTCTGAAAAAGCTCGGCGTAGATGTGCCGCCTTATGTAACAACTGAAGACGCTGCTAGATTTGATGAGCTGATTAAGGCTAATACCCCAGGCATGTCAAAAGGCTTCGCCAACGGCGGTAAAGTAAAAACTATGATTGATGACCCGGTGCAGGAATTTCTCCGCCGTATGAGTGTTAATTAAGGATTATCATGGCAGAAGATCAAGAGATGGGCGAGAATGTAGAAGTTGAAGACGAAGCCCCTGAGGTTGAAGATACCGAAGACGGTGGAGCTATTGTTCGTTTGCAAGACAACCGAGACCTACAGCGCCACAAGGAGCATTTTGCCAATATTGTTGACGACGTAGATCAAGGCGATCTTACTGGGATCGTTAACGATCTTCTGGACAAAATCGAAAAAGATAAAGACGCACGTGAAAAGCGCGATAAATTGTATGAAGAGGGGCTGCGTCGTACGGGCTTAGGGGACGATGCTCCCGGTGGTGCGCAATTTACCGGGGCCAACAAAGTAGTACATCCAATGCTTGTTGAAGCTTGCGTGGACTTTTCTGCGCGAGTAATGAAAGAGCTATTTCCCCCTTCTGGCCCAGTCAAAACCAAGATTCTTGGCGAAGTAGAAAAAGAAAAGCTGGAAAAGGCAGACCGCAAGCGGGACTGGATGAACTGGCAATTGACTGAACAGATGCCAGAATTTCGCGGTGAGCTAGAACAACTGACTACTCAATTGCCTCTAGGCGGTGTGCAGTATCTTAAACTGGCATGGAATCCTAACTGGGAACGCCCCTATTCCGAATTCATTCCGGTAGATGATGTTTATTTGCCTTTTGCCGCAACCAATTTCTATACGGCTGAACGTCGCACCCATGTGCAGTATATTACGGCAATGGAATACCAGCGCCGCGTTAAAATGGGTATGTATATTGATGTGGACTTGGCTAACCCAGATGAACCGGAGTTCAGCAAGTCTAGTAAGGCCAACGATAAGATAGAAGGGCGGCAGGAAACCTCTTACAACGAGGATGGACTGCGCACTATCTTTGAAATTTCTACTTTCCTTACGTTTGACGACGGTATTGAACCGTATATCATCTCTATTGATAAGACTACCCGTAAGCCGCTGTCACTGTACCGTAACTGGGAACCAGACGACGACCGTAAGGAGGAACTAGAATGGATGATCGAGTTTCCTTTTGTCCCTTGGAGAGGGGCTTACCCGATCGGTCTTACACATATGATCGGAGGCTTATCTGGTGCAGCTACTGGGGCACTCCGTGCGTTGCTGGACTCTGCTCATATTCAGAACATCCCTACAATGCTGAAGCTCAAGGGTGGGCCGAATGGGCAAACTATCAATGTACAGCCCACTGAAGTAGTAGAAATTGAAGGCGGGATCAACATTGATGATGTGCGTAAAATCGCAATGCCGTTGCCTTTCAATCCACCTTCAGCAGTCTTGTTCCAGCTTCTTGGCTGGCTTACAGATGCGGGTGCCCGTGTAATTCAAACCAGCTTTGAAAAGCTGTCTGACCAAAACCCCAACCAGCCGGTTGGCACTACCATGGCCCTGATTGAACAGGGCATGACCGTGTTTTCTTCCATTCATTCCCGGCTTCATAGCTCTATGGCTCGGGTGCTCAAGGTATTGCACAGAATCAACTCTGCGTACCTGACGCAAGAAATCATTGATGCTGCCGGAGAAGACCTCGACATCCAGCCTTCGGATTTCGATGGCCAGATGGATATTATTCCGGTATCTGATCCGCACATCTTTAGCGATACGCAGCGGTTTGCCCAAACACAGGCAATTATGCAGCGGGCGGCTATGATGCCGCAAATGTACGATGCCCGCAAAGTGGAGGAAATGTTCCTCCATCAAATGAAAGCTCCGGAAGACCTGTTGGTGCCTAAGCCGGGTGAAGATGATCGTGATCCGGTATCCGAAAACGTAGCGGCGGCTATGGGACAGCCTGTTTATGTGCTACCCAAGCAGGACCATTTGGCGCATTTGAAGATACATCTCGGATTCACCATGTCTCCGTTGTTCGGTCAAAATCCAGCGATTGCCAAGACCGCTCTTATGCCGTTGGTGCAGCATTTGAGAGACCACCTTCTCAACTACTACTTGGTGGAAGCTCATAACGGTGTAGACATGGGTGTAAAACGTGGTCTGATTCAACAGGAAGGAAACCAAGAAGCACTGGTGATCAGTCAGGTCCAACAGGTAGTAGAACAGGAACTGGGCATGCTAGCACAACTGCTACCGCAGCTTGATGAAATGGCACAAAAGTTTGCTCCGCCTCCCATGCCGCAAGATTCTTCTATGCAGGTCGCGCAGCTTAATGCTCAAGTGCAGCAGAAAGCATTGGATCAGAGAGCACAGATTGATCAGGCTCGTATTCAGCTCGATCAGCAGAAATTGCAACAGACTTCGCAACAGGCACAAACTAAGATTCAACAAGATGCCGCTGAAAAAGAACGTCGTATGCAGTTTGAGATGGCTAAACTTGCTCAGGATACTCAGCGTGGGTATGCCGATATGCAGACCCGTGAGCGTATGAACACAGCGGACAATGAAACCGCTAAAGAACTTGCTGCCGCAGAAATTGCTAGTGGCGAGAAGGTTGCCGTTTCCACTGGGACCGGCATTAATCCCAACCCTTAACAGGAGTTAATCATGGCTAATGAAAAAGCAATCAATATGCACAAGCGTATTGCCATGGGCGAAAAGCTCGATGGTAAATCCCTCGCCCCCAAGGGCAAAGCACCTACCCCCAAGCCTACCAGCAAAAAATGATCGAATCTGTTTTGCTGCGGAAGCTGAAAGAGCTTCAGATAGAATATTCGCTGCAGTCTCTGCAGACTACGAACAAGAACGATGCCTTTGAATACGGGTATCGTTCCGGTGTTGTCGGCGGTATTGAAAAATCCATCGGCATTTTAATTAATCTTCTTGAAGAGGAGAAACATGGTAACCCTGACCTATGAGCAATCCCTAGCCGAAGCTTTTCCGGATGCCGATCCCGGTGTCCAGCCGTTCGGCAGCAGAGTGCTGGTTCAGATACGTAATCCTAGACAGCGCACGGCTTCCGGTATTATCTTAGATTCTGGGACGCAAGAAACAGAAAAATGGAATACCCAAGCTGCCAAGGTAATTGCTGTTGGCCCTTTGGCTTTCAAAAATCGTAATACGATGGAGTCATGGCCAGAAGGTGATTGGTGCAAACCCGGTGAATTTGTTCGGGTGCCGCGTTATGGTGGCGATCGCTGGGAAATCCCACGTGGTAAAGACGAAGGTGCAGCGTTGTTTGTAATTTTTAATGATTTGGATATCGTAGGTCGCGTTACTGGCGATCCGTTGTCCATGCGGGCATTTATCTGAAAGGAGATAAACCATGGCTGAAGAACTTTTAAAAGAAGATGATGATCTTGTTAGTGATAATCAACCGGATGAAAAGGTTGAAATTGAACTAACTCCGGAAGAAGACCAACGGCTGGCCGCAGCTGCGGAAGAAGAATCTTCCTATGACGAAGATCGTGAAGCAATTCGCGAGCGTCGTCGCAAGGAAAAGCAAGAACGTAAAGAACGTCGTGAAAAAGCTATTAATCGCGATAAAGTAGAGCTTGACTTTTTGCGCAAGCGTAATGATGAACTTGAGCGCCGTATGTCAGCACAAGAACAACGTGCTCACAATTCCGATCTTTCTTTGATTGACCAGCGTTTGCAAGAAGCTATCACCGAAGCCCAAATGGCCGAGAAAGTGATTGCAAAAGCCGTCGAAGCAGGGAATGGAGAAGATGTCGCCCAAGCTCTGCGTTATCGTGATGCTGCAATCGCCAAGGCTAATGAAATTGCGGCATATAAACAGCATCACCAAAATGCAGGTCCGGCAAAAGATAGACAGGAAGGCATTAATCAAACTGTCATGTCTCATGCCAAAGAGTTTATAGAAGATAACCCTTGGTACGATCCGCAGGGCAAAGATGAAGATTCTGCTATTGTTATGGCGATTGATCAACGTCTTGCTCAAGAAGGGTTTGATCCGAATAGCGATGATTACTGGGATGAACTGCGTGACCGTGTTAAAAAGCGGTTGCCTGAAAAATTCCGGCAGCGTGAAGAGCGCCGTCCTCGCGGAGGTCCCGTAGTTGGTTCTGGTAAAGAACACGCACCTGCTTCTACTCGGCGTGAAGTTTATATTAGCGCAGAACGCAAACAGGCCTTGATTGATGCGGGGGTTTGGGATGATCCTGTGCTGCGACAAAAGTATGTCAAGAAGTATATGGAGTATGACCGCGAACACGGTCGTGCGTAAATAATTTTGTTTTACGATATTTTGGTTTATAATTCGTACCAATCGCTGAAAGGAGCGAATAATGTCTGATGAACGACTGAAGAAATCTGCAGATAATCGAGTTAACCGTGCGATGGAAGATCGCGCTGTTTCCGAAGATCGGGCCTTGTCCGATGACGAGCGGGTTGAAATGTTCAGGCAGCAAATGTTTCAAGCCGCACTTCCGGACTTGCCGAAGTTGCCCGGTTATCACACCTGTTGGTTGACTACCACTAATCCTCGCGATTCAATTCAAGCGCGTATTCGACTCGGATATGAGCCCATTAAGCCGGAAGACGTTCCCGGCTGGGAATACGTTACTGTCAAGACTGGCGAATGGGCTGGGTTTATTGGTGTCAATGAAATGCTAGCGTTTAAGCTACCGTTGGGTTTGTATGAGAAATTCATGCAGGAGGCGCATCATGACGCTCCCCTACGGGAAGAGGATAAGCTCGCCGATACGGCTGAGTTCCTACAACAGCAAGCGCGAGCTTCAGGTGCTAACTTGATGATGGGTGATGGCATATCGGATTTGCGAGATGACCGTGGGGCCAGATTTGACCTCACTTAATTTCAATCTGTCTAAGGAGTAGCTTATGTCTTCGACTAGCGCCCCCTTTGGCTTTCGTCCGTCTTTCCACAATAGTGGCCAAATTCGCCCGAAAGCCTATACCATCGCGTCCGGTTACGCGGTGAATCTGTTTGCAGGTGATGTAGTGAAGTTGGTTGATGCTGGTACTGTCCAGCTTGCCACCAGTGATGGTACCCGTTCGGGAACCATTGCTGGCACGACTATGCTCGGCATTTTTGCTGGTGTGGAATATCGTGATACGAATGGCAAGCCGGTAGTGTCCAACTATTGGCCCGCTTCCACTTCCGGTACCGAAATTCGTTGCTATGTTTACGACGATCCGGAAACTCTGTTCGAAGCTCAGTACACTAATCCGGGTACTCCGGGTACTGACTCTGTTCAGACTTCGGTTGGTGAGCAATGTGACTGGGCTCAAAGCGCGTCTCCGTATGGTTCGACGGCTACGGGTCTTTCCACTGCTTATCTGGGTGCCATTGAAGGTTCCGGTACTGGTAACTTCCAGATTACTGGCTTTGCCTATGGTGTTAACGACTCGCTGACGGATGCGTATGTTGTGGCCACTGTTCGTGTGAACGAGCATGCTTACAAGTATCCGACTGCTAGCATTTAAGGAGGGCTAAAACATGGCTACCCCTATGCGTAGTACCGACTTTCGGTCAATTGTTGAGCCTATCCTGAATGAGTCGTTTGACGGCGTTTACGATCAGCGCGCTGACGAATGGAAGGGTGTATTTGATGAGGTTAAGGGTATTCCCCGTAACTATCATGAAGAGCCTGTTCTGTACGGCTTTGGCGCTGCTCCGGAACTCCCCGACGGTATGGCTGTTACTTACCAATCCGGTGGTGTGCTGTGGGTTCAGCGTTACCTCTACAAGGTCTATGGTCTGGCATTCGCCCTGACCAAGGTTCTGGTAGAAGACGGTGATCACATCCGCATCGGCCAGACCTATGCCAAGCACTTGGCCCAGTCTCTGGTTGAAACCAAAGAAACCCTGACTGCTAATGTTCTGAACCGTGCTTTTAACAGTTCGTACACTGGTGGTGACGGCAAGTCTCTGGTTGCCACTGATCACCCGATCGTGAACGGTTCGTTTAGCAACCAACTCACCACGGCCGCTGCTCTGTCGCAAACCTCGCTTGAGCAGATGCTCATTCAGATCCGTAATGCTGTTGACAACAACGGCAAGCGTATCCGTCTGACTCCGCAAAAGCTGGTTCTCAGCCCGAGCAACGTGTTCCAAGGTGAAGTCCTGCTGAACTCTGTTCTCCGTGCGGGCACGGCCAACAACGACCTCAACCCGGTTAAGTCTATGGGCATGCTGCCCGGTGGCCAAGCCAACATGTCGCGTCTGACTTCGACCACCGCTTGGTGGGTGCTGACTGACGCGCCTGAGGGTCTGAAGGTTGTTACCCGTCGTGGTCTGGAAAAGTCTATGGAAGGTGATTTCGAAACCGACTCCATGCGGTATAAGGCTACTGAGCGTTATGCTGTGGGTTGGACTGATCCTCGCGCTGCCTACGGCACTGCCGGTGCCTGATATAACGGGGGAGGGGAAACTCTCCCCCATTTCTTTGGAGATATATCATGGCATTTGAAACCAACTTTTCCGACTTGGCTCTAGATGGTAATATCCTGGCTACTGCTGTTCTGAACGGCACGGCTACGGTGGACCCTTCTAGTCTGGCAGACGGTGCCGGGGAAACCAAAACGATGACTGTTACCGGCGCTGCGCTGGGCGACTTCGTTATTGTTTCGGCTCCTTATGACCTGTCTGGGGTTTCTGTTACTGCTTATGTTAGCGCTACCGATACGGTTAGTATTCGGTTGCAAAACGAAAGCGGCGGCACGGTTGACCTCGCCAGTGGTACTTGGAAAGCCAAAGTAATCAAGGGCTAACACATGGGCGGGGAAACTCGCCCATTTTCTTAGGAGTGTCCTATGGCTTTTACTGAAAAACTAGGATACAAAGCAGTAAATAATACTACTGCCACTATCAAAGCTACTCCGGCAGGTCTATTTGGCCTAGTTGTTACTTCTGCTGGTAATGTTACAGTATACGATAACGCTTCTGCCGGTAGCGGCACGGTGTTGTATACTAAAACTTCTATGACAGCTGGGGAAGTCGTTCATTTCGGCGGCAATGGTATTGCGGCCAACAATGGCATTACGGTAGTTACTACCGGAACTGTCAATGTTCTCTACACTTAGGAGAATACCATGGGTTGCAAATACGTAAATGAGTTTCAATTTCCCAAATCTGCCGGATTTAAACGTGGCGGATGTGTTAAGAAGGCCGAGGGTGGGGCGGTAACACCCCCAGTGGCGGCTCCGGTAGCTAAGCCTGTCCGTCCTAACATGCCTGATCGTTCTAACAAAGGCGGCGCTATGCGCGGTTTGGAACGCGCTGCAGCTATGTCTGGGCATGCGGTTGGTCCTGATCGTGCGGCAGAAATGTCTGGCCGAAAACTTCCCCCTAAGGTTCCTACCCCTGTTCCTCCCACTCCCGCACCTGCTACCGCAGCTATGAAAAAAGGTGGTATGGCTAAGGTTGGTAAGGTGATGGGCGAATTTGCTTCTGGTAAATTGCATTCTGGAAGTAAGGCCGGTCCGGTTGTAAAAAGCCGTAAACAGGCTATCGCGATTGCCATGAGCGAAGCGGGTAAAAGCAAGAAGAAGTAATTGCCAAAAACCCATTTTTGGGTTATAATAGTCTCTGGGTAAGCTGCAACAGCCGCCATCTGACTTTTTGAGAGGTTAGCATGGCAACATCAGGCACTATTTCTACTACCACGTTTGACACGCGCCGAGTGCTGGATCAAGCATTCAGGCGCTGTCGTCTTCAAGCAGAAAACATCACTTCTGAAATGCACGACTATGGCAAAGACGTGCTATATCTTCTGCTGTCTGAACTGGCCAATACTAAAACTCCTAGCTGGTGTATAGAAAAGCTGCTGCTTCCGTTTTATGAAAATCAGCCTAACGTAACGCTTCCAGTTGGTACTGTAGAGGTTCTAAATGCCAACTATCGTAACTCCCAAGAGTTAGACCCAGACGAAGACCACAAAAGCTTCACAACCACTGAAGCATGGTACGATTTTTCTACCGATGTTAGTTCAGAAGCTCAGGTCGCCATGGTCGGTATCAAATGGGAAGCGGCAGCTGTACCTCTTACCTTTCAAGTATCCGATGATGATATTACTTGGGTCACGGTAGGTACACAGGATGTGACGGCTTCAGCTGGGGAATGGACTTGGACAGATATTTCCGCCCCCAAAGCGCATCAGTATTTCCGTATTACTGCAACTTCTACTATATATGCTACGCAAATATATCTAGGGAATATGCCCCAAGAAATTCCTATGGGTGCTCTCAATAGAGATACTTATGTGGCGCAAAGCAACAAGATTTTCCCCGGTCGTCCGACCAATTATTGGTTTCAGCGTGACTTGACGCAACCTGTAATGCATGTGTGGCCTGCCCCTAATGTGGCAGCTGAGCACGCCCAACTAGTGATTTGGCGTCATCGTCATATTATGGATGTTGGTACATTGCAACAGAGTATTGAAGTACCTCAGCGTTGGATGGAAGCTATTATCGCTAATGCTGCGGCTCGCTTGGCAGCAGAAACTCCTTCTGTTGATGCTAATTTAATACCTATGCTGGAACAAAAGGCTGCGGTGGCGTTGCAAAAAGCTTGGGATGGGGATAACGACGGTTCCCCCACATACATTCAGCCGTGGATTAGCCCCTATACCAAATGACCAAGTTTCTTGATACTTCTCACGATACTACAGCCGGTGTTGGCTTGTGTGCTCGTTGTAGCAAGAAATTTCCGTTAAGCAAATTAGCCCCTGATCCTAATTATCCAAATTTGATGGTATGCGAAGCGGATTTGGATAACTATGATCCTTACCGTTTGGCACCCAGAGCAGAAGATAAGATCGTTTTACCCTTTGTTCGGCCTGATGAATCGGTAGCTACCCATCCTTCTGGTTTGATTACTCAAGACGGCACCAGATTTGTGGTTTCTGAAGACGGTCAGCGCTTTATTTTCTTGATTGACTGACCATGGCTCAAGTACCTTCAAATTTAATACCCACTAGAATAAGCCAGCTACCAACGGATCCTAATCCGTCTGAAGAATCGTGGCTTGTTGTTAATCACAATGGAGTTAGCTACAAAGTTCAAGCTGCGGATCTTTTACAAGTATCCGGCGTACCTTTAACACGCCAAGTTATAGCTGGAACCGGGCTAACAGGTGGAGGGCAACTGTCCAGCAACGTAACGCTAAATGTTGCCTCTCATGGTATTAATGACTCGCTATTAAATAACACTGGAGTCACAGCAGGGACTTACGGTAATAGTAGTCAAATTCCTGTTATTACTGTAAGTGCTTCCGGGCGAATCGAATCCGTGGTCATGGTTGACATGGCCGAAGGCCCGGTAGGTCCTACTGGTCCTACTGGTGCCGCCTCCACAGTAGCGGGTCCCACTGGCCCTACGGGGGCTGCTTCTACTGTGGCAGGTCCAACTGGTCCTACAGGAGCCAAGGGCGACACCGGAAGTGCT